CCTACGTCTGCAGGAGATGTCGTAATGTCCGATACATTTTCGATCAAATCCTTTAGACCTACAGATCATGTGAATAGACCTGTTGCTATGGCGTCCTTAGGATGTCATGTTGACGGGGCTGCGCTTCCTCATCCTGATCTGGGTGACGCTAGAACTGCTTGTGCCGGTTCTATGTATCGCTTTTGTAGGAAAATGCCAAAAGTCAACAGGAAAGCTTTCCGCAAGTTTGTCCGTGTTTGGCTTAAGGCTAATATGACCCCGCTAACGTTTGATTGTGATCGAAGTTTTGAGACTTGGATTGCTAGATGTCCGTATACGTTAGCTCGGAAAAAGGAATTAACTAATAAATATAACGAAATTCTCGGAAACATTTACAAGATCTCTGGAAAACAGGTCAATGTGAAAAGTTTCATTAAGGATGAATGTTACCCAACCTTTAAACATGCTAGAGGAATCAACTCTCGGGCTGATGAATTCAAGTGTGTTGTTGGGCCTATTTTTCAGTTGATTTCTGACCAACTTTTTTCACTTCCTTGGTTTATCAAGAAAATACCTATCCATGAAAGACCGGATTATATCCTAAATCTTTTGGAACAGGTTGGCGTCTGGTACGTTACCACTGATTACACCTCATTCGAGGCTCATTTTGAGTCTGAGATGATGGAGGATTGTGAATTTCAACTATATGATTATATGACAAAGGCTCTTCCTGAACACAAAATGTTTATGAAGTTGCTGCGTCGTGTTCTTGCTGGCACTAATCACATAGTTTTTAAAAATTTCATAATTGAAATAGAAGGCAAACGAATGTCGGGTGAGATGAACACTTCTTTAGGGAATGGTTTTTCGAATCTTATGTTCATGCTCTACCTTTGTGAAACAAACGGTAACACCAACGTTAAAGGTGTAATTGAGGGTGATGATGGACTTTTTATAATGAAAGGTGCCCCTCCAGATAAAAACGTGTTTGACGCCTTTGGGCTTAATATTAAAATTATCAAATTCGCTGACATCAACCACGCTTCATTTTGTGGAATGGTCTTTGACGCCAAAGACCGGACTAATGTCACTGATCCGATTGCGGAGTTAGTATCGTTTGGTTGGACTACCGCTAGGTATGCCCGATCATCCCGGAGAATACATATGCATTTGATTAGATGTAAGGCATTATCCTTGGCTTATCAATATCCGGCTTGTCCCATACTTACCAAATTCTCAAACAAAATGTTGATGCTCACAAAATCTTATGATGCAAAATCGTTCGTGGAACGCCGCGGGACTTCAGTTGTCAACCAGTATGAAAAACACATATTGGATATGGCTTTACAATATCTTGATAAAAACAAGCTTAATTTGACCCCCGGAAATAACACCCGTTTATTGGTACAACAATTGTATGGAATTGCAATTGAAGATCAGGTTGCGATCGAAGACTATCTAGACTCACTTATTGACATTTCGATGTTGAGATGTGAAGCTTTGGACAAGTACTTACAGCCTGATTGGATAAAATACTATTCCTCGTATTCAATTGATTTGAATCCTAAATCGGATGTTAATAATTTAGATCTTTTTTGGCCTCGTGTGCGGGACCTCGCCAAATTTGACTAAATGTTTTCCTCGGCCTCGAAATTCAGCTTACGACTGATGCCGGTATGTAGTTAAAGGTTTGACCTGTGGTGATCCAAGATGGAAATCCAAGTTCGCTCCCTC